CGATTGCGGGATAACTGCAAGGGCCGTGACCGGGTCGCCCACGTCGCGCGTCAACGCCGTGGCGGGAAAAAACACGCCTTGATTAAAAATGGTTTGCTCGAGCCCGGGCACAATCACGCTCGAGCTCCACGCGCGTTGCTTCGCCGACCCGACGCCGCCGGCGCCCCACAAGCACCCACGGTGCGCCACCAAATGCGACCCGCGCCGCGTGACCGTGCTCGGAATCGGCACCGGGTCGCCGTCAATCGACGGGTCGTCATAGAGCGAGAACTGATCCGTGCCCGTCGAGACGGGCAAGCCATTCGGCGTTTGGTCGTGCGCGCCCTCAATCATTTGGTCGGCGCCGGCGACAAACAAGTGCCACAATTCGTTTGCCGCGAGGCCGCCGGTCGGCGCGCGGAAAACCAAGCGCGCGCGGCTCGTCGCCGGCGTCGTCGCGGTTTTCGTCGTCGCGAGATTCGTCCACCGTTGCGTGCTCGAGTTGTACGTGCCCCAGCGATACGAATAGGTCCCGGCAATCAAGTTGCTATTCGGGTCATCCACAAAGACGGCGGTAGCGCCGGCGTCGTTTGCGACGCCGAGCTGCACGAGGTCGATCGCCGCGGCGCCGAGCGGCACTTGTTTAATCGGGTCGGTATCGTTGCCGAAAAAGACGTTATCGCCAATAGCGGCGGCGCCGTGGCGCGGATTCGCGGTGGCAAACTTGCCATTGCTCACGGCGGCAAACGCGGCGTCGTCGATTGAGACATAAATTTGCGAGCCGCCGCTATCGCCGCTCGCCGGCGCGGCAACGGCATAGAGGTAGCGGTGTCCATCCGAGCCGGTCGTATAGATGAGCGGGTCAATGCGCATGCCGCCCGGGAACGTTTGCCATACGGTCGACCCTTGCCGCTTGGTCAGTACATAGGTCGGGTCCGGAATCCAATTGTCGCACCGCGCGAGAAATCCGAGCGGCACAAACGCCGGGTCGATTGCGAGCATGGTTCCCTGAAAGCGGCGAACGGGTATCGGCGTTTCACGGTCGGGTGCGCCCGGCATTAGTCGCCTCGGAAGGGCCGGCGAAACACGGCCGGGTCGAGCGGAATATCGGCGCGTTGTGAGCGGAGGGGCGCGGCGCCGCGGCGAATCATCCCCAGCAGATTGTCACGGGCCGCGGCCTCCGCTTGTGCGCGCGCGTCGCGCTCGTGCTCGAGCGCAAACACATACACGGCTTGCACAAGGTAATTGTGGTACGGGAAAACCGGAATATCGGCGGGCTCGTCGGCCGGCACGGGGTCGGGCGGGAGCCGCTTGTAGCGCAACAGCACGTCGATGCGCCGGCCCGTCGGGTCGGGGGCCACGGTGGCGGTGGTATCGCTCCTCGAGACGGCCCAATAGAGCGGCACGCCGCCCGTGCTCGAGCCGGGCGCCGGCGTGATGGCGGCGAGCTCCTCGGGCGAGAGCTCAAGCGCAAAGCAATTTGCTTGCGGGCTCCCGTCAATCGCCACGATTTGAAACGCGTGGTCATCTTGCGCCGTGACAAAATCGTCGGGCAAGTCGACCGTCGGGCCGGAGAGCGTGAGCGGCGCCGAGACATAGAGAAACGGCCAATCGGCCAGCGTGTAGAGCTCAAAGAGGTGTTGGGCGAGAAAATCGGCGGCGTCGGCGTCGAGGGCGCGATTGCCCGCGCGGTTTAACGCGAGGTCACGGATTTTCTGCCGCGTGTACCGCCCCGGCGGGATTGTCGGCACGAGTCGCGTCCTCCTCCGCGGGCGGGTCGGGCAAGCCGAGCTCTCGGCGGAGCTGCCCGACCGCGTTCTGGTACACTTGGCGTTGCCGGTGCTCGAATTGCTCGCCGGCGCTCAACACGGCGGCGTTATTGGCGTGCAAGCGGCGCACGGCCGCGTTGCCGGCGGCGGCGAGCGCACTCTCGAGCTCCTCGGGCGTGCGCGCCGTAAACGCAATCGTAACGTGCTCGCCGTCGCCCGTCACCTTGACGAGCTGCCCGGAAAAGGGCGGCACGGGCGAGCCGTTCCGCGCGGCGGGGCCTCGCGGCATCATGCGCGTTGAATCGCCCGCGCCCGCTCGGCGAGCGGCGAATCGAGGTCAATGGTCGGGTGCTCGCTCCGCCGGTCGTCCATCCGTTGCGCCTCGACGACGCGTGCCCAATGCACGAGCCCGAGAATGGTGCGCGCCTCGCATTCCCATACCTCGTGGCTCCCGTAAAAGACGCGCTCGTTGACGCGCACAAATTGCTTGTTGGGGAGCATGGGCACGTCGATTAGGACGCGCGAGCATCCGGGGTGCAGCTCAAGATGCTTCGCTCGGCGGAGCACCCCAACAATGAGCCGGCACCGTCGTTTGCTGCCGTCGTCGTCGTATTGCACGAGCTCGCGCCACGTTTCGTTGAGGATGCGCACGACCTCGGGCGTCAAGCGGGCGCGGCCCTCGAGCACCTCCTCGGCGAGGTCCTCGGGCCGCAGCGATGCAAGCGCCTCGCCGAGGTCGGCGCCGTCGAGCTCCTCGGGCGCCGCGGGCGCGGAATCAACCGGCGGCGTCATGCGAGGGCGACCGGGGGGGCGTGCCATCGGAATCAACCAAAGGCGCTCATGGCTTCGAAGCGCCGGAAAAAGTCAGTGTTGAGAATGCACGTCTTGGTCATGAATTTGAATCCGCACTTGCGCCGCTGCTTGAGCGGGTCGGAATCGCTCGCGGTCGCCGGCGTCAAGGTCGTTTCCACGCGCGAGCCGAGCGCGGGCACCGCAAAGGCGCTCTTGCCGAAAATGTAGCCGACGTGCACGTTGCCGGTCGCCGGCGGATCCGCCTGCGCCGGGGCGCCCGTGCCGCTGTAGCCAACCGACGTGACCGCCGCGGCGCTCGTTACCGCCTTGGCGACGACGCCGACGTACTGCGCGCCGACCGGCTTGCTTACGGTCGTTTGATAGGTCGGCACGGTGCCGCCCTCCGCGCTCACGTACACGTTGTACCGCCCCTCGGGCGCCGTCGCCGTGATGGTAAAGGCCACCGTGTAGGCCGACGCGTTCGTTACGTTGGCGGTCGCAATCTGCTTGGTATCGAGCCCCGTTATCGGGTCGGCGAGTGCCACCGTAACCTTGACAGTCGAGCCGGCCGTGAATCCGGTTTCGCCCGTGCCCGCGGCTTGGTTGGTCGCCGAAGCGCCGCCGGCGCCGGTCGGGAGGCTCGCCATGATCGGAAGGAGGTTCGAGCGCTTCCAGCGCACGCCGCGCCACCGCCCAATCTCGGCATTCATGAGCGCCGTGGTCTCGGCGTACTGATGCGAGAGCACGAACGTTTGATCCTTGGCGAGGTCTTGCTCGTGGTACGGGTCGACGACGCCCGCATACTGCGCACCGTTAAAGACCGGCGCGCCGAGCTGGCGGAGCGTGGCGACGATGCCCGAGACAAAATCGGTAGTCGGCACGTCGGCGGCGACGAGTGTCGAGCGCGACGTTTTGCCGCCCGGAAACACGACGACGCCGCCGCCCATAAGCGTCTTTTGGATCTCCCGGTCCTGCAATTCGGCGCTCGCATTGCCGAGCCGGTCTTTTGCCGCCGTGAGCGCCGGATGCTTGGTGGTCATCAAGGCGACGTCGGAAAGCGACACGACGATGCCCCATTGCTCGAGAATCGCCGTCACCTTGTTGACCACCAACGCGGTGCTGTCGGGCGTGATGCCCTCGGAGAGCGGGGCATTGGGCAACGGGAGGCGCTCGTATCGCTGCGCCGAATAGGTCTTGCCCTCGCCGTCGGGCATGTTGGGCAAGTCGCCAATATCGGCAAACACGGTGAGTTTCTGGGCAATCGCGAGGAGCTCGTCTTGCAACCAAAGCGGCGCAAGATCGTTGACGAGGGTTGTTGAGGTACTGAGCCCCGGATCATTGTAGCTATAGGTACTGCCGGGCATGGCGGCCTCCTCTTAGATCGTGGCGCCCTCGAGCGCCTTGCGTTTCTCCTCGAGCGTCATACTCGCGAATTGCTCACGCGTCGGCGGCGTGCGCGGGCCCTTGGTTGGCTCGGGGCCGGCTTTCTGCGCGCTCGCCCCGCCCTCTGTCACGGCGCCGGCGGCGGCCGCGGCACGGTGCGCGTGCTCGGCGGAGCGGGCGCGGGCGCGCTCGTCAACCAGCGTGTCCACATATTTCGGGTCGTCCATGCGGCGTGCCTTTACGAGCGCAACGGCTTGCTTGCGCGTAATCACTTGGCCGCGTTGCCGATACTCATTGCGCACGCGGTCGGCCTCCTCGGCTTGCGTTTCGTATTGCGGGACCTCTTGCCGCACTTGCAGCAAGTCGACGACGTCGGCCATCCCTTCAATGCCCTGGAGGAGCGGCGCCAAGAGCTCTTGGCCAAACGCCGCGAAGATAGGCGCGTGCGATTGCACGGCCTCCTCGTTCCATTGGCCGCCGAGCGTGGCGGCTATCCGCTGCGCGGCGTCGCGCGGGAGGCGCACGAGCGGCGGCGGCCCTTGCTGCACCATTTGCGGTTGCGGGGCGAGGAGCCGCAACGTGCCCTCGAGGGCCGCACGCTGCGCGCGCTCGTGCGCGAGCTCGCCCTCGAGTTTCGAAAACCGCGCGCCCCAATCCTCCGCCGGCGGGGCGCCGGCCTCGGGGGCCGGCGCGTCGGTGGTGGTGGGCTCGGGGGCGGGGGCGGTTGGGTGCTCGTCGGCCATTAGGGTATCGGGTCGTCAACAATGGGGTCGCTCCACCACTCGCGGCGCAGCTCGACGGGGCGGGCGGCGGCCTCGAGGACGGCACGCGCCTCGGCACGGCGGGCGAGTGCCGAGAGCGCCAGCGACTTGACGAAAAGCGGCACAATCAAGCGTTGGAGCTCCTCGACTTGCCCGCGGCGTTTCATCGCCACGTCGGCGGTAGTCACGTCGTCCACTAAGAGCTGCGCAATGCGGCCGTCGACGTAGGCGCGGAGCGCGGCGTGATACCCGCTCCCCTCGAGCTCGCCGACGAGCTGCGCGAGCTCGTGCGGGTCGACGCCGGCG